CTCTTTAATCCTTTACGGGTATTATCAGTACACGGGATTGCGTGGTTTTTTTAAGAAGGTTAGACAAGGAATAAAAGCAAGGAACAATGGCTGAGAAAATAGAAGTAGGAGTAACGATAAAAGGAACGGAGAAGGTTTCTTCTGACCTGACAAAAATAGATGACAAAACCCAAGACATAAGCGGAAACGTTAATATGGCTTCGGGTGCATTAGATAAGATGACGGGTGGGGCGTTAACTGCCTTTACGGGAATATCGAATGGGGTAAAGTCTGCTATAGTAGGTATGAAGACCTTTAGGGGTGTAATGATTTCTACGGGTATTGGCGCTTTGGTTGTAGCGGTGGGTTCTTTGGTTGCTTACTTTACCCAAACCCAAAAGGGTGCAGAGAAGTTAGAGATTGCTATGGCAGGAGTGAAGATAGTCTTTGCCAAATTAACGGATGTAGCATCTGATTTAGGTGAAAAGATTCTATGGGTATTTACCGAACCCGAACAAGCTATAAAGGATCTATGGGGTACGATTAAAACATACTTCGTAGATAAGTTTAACGAGGTGATAAAGTCGGTGGGGTTATTGGGTTCTGCTTTTGTTAAGTTATTTGAAGGTGACTTTTCAGGTGCATTAACAGATGCCACGCAAGGGGCAAAGGGTTTATTTATGGAACTTACACCATTGGGGGTTGCCATTGAAACGGTAGGTGCTATTGTTGAAAATGTAGTTCCAGTACTCGGTGAATTTATTGATGGGGTGAATGAGGCAGTTGATTCAGCTACCAAACTCGCAGACCGTTCTATTAAATTAAGAGAGGCACAAAGGTCTTTGCAAATACAATTTGCCGAAGGTAGAGCAAAGATTAAAGAATATAATTTAATAGCAGAAGACACAAATGAAACACTTGAAAGAAGGTTAGAATTTGCACAAAAAGCAATAGACGAAGAAAGGCGTTTAATGGCAGAACGTCAAAGGTTAGCTACTGAGGAAAGAGATATTGCAAAGGCTAATTTAGCACTAAGCAAGAATTTAGAAGAAGATACGCAAAAGCTCGTAGACTTAGAAGTTGCTTTAATAAACATTAGAACAGAATCGGCTGAGATGCAAACGACTTTGAATAACAAGTTAAACATCATACGCCAACAAACCGCAGCAGAAAAAGCCGCAGAGATGAAAACCTTCTTGGATGGGTTGAATGAAATGGCTAAAGCGGAAGAAGTAGCTAAATTACAACGTCTAAAAGATTTAAAGATAATTAAAGATGCAGAAGAAGCTACTGCAAAAGCGGTACGTGCTGCAAGACTTGGGGTAGTAGCGGCAGGATTTGACGCTCTAAAATCTATGGCAAAAACCGAAGAAGGACAAAAGAGGTTGGCCATATCACAAATCTTAGTAAACCAAGCTATCGCAATGTCGGAGGCTATAAGAGGCGCACAAATAGCAGCAGCCGCAACTGGTCCTGCTGCCCCAGTTATGTCACCTTTATTAACTGCACAAATGTTAGCTATCGTCTTAGGTGGGTTTGCTTCAATAAAAGGGGTAATGAACCAAGCAGGTGCATCATCGGGTGCAGTAGGTACATCATCGGCAGGGGGTAGTAGTATGGGGATGCAATTAGGACTAACACCTAACATAGAAGGCGTAACCCAAGTTCAAGAAGCTATGCCGCCCGTTAAAGCCTTTGTAGTGCAAAGTCAGTTAGCCGACGAAAGTGCTTTAGCAGCTCAATTAAAAGCGATGGCATCTCTATAAATAAACGCAAATAGAATTTACATTTTTACCATTATGAGAAAACAAGTAGAGTTGTTAATTGACGAAGACGAGCTTACTGGAATCGAAGCCGTAAGCCTTGTAAGGTTTCCTGCTATTGAACAAAATTGGGTGTACCTAAGTGCAACCCAAGACAAGAAGATGCAGTTTGCTACCGATGATGAGAAGCGAATGCTGATTGGTCCTGCATTGATCCCTGACAAATTGATTATGCGGTTAGACGAAGACGATGAAGAATACGATGTGTTCTTTTCAAAGGAAACGGTACGCCATGCGATGGAGTTATTTATGCAAGAAGCACGAACCAACGAATCGACTTTAGAACACGAATCTAAAATAGATGGGGTAACGGTAGTGGAATCTTGGTTGATTGAAGACAAGAAGAAAGATAAGGCTGCTTTATATGGTTTTGAACTCCCTATCGGTACATGGATGCTATCCGTAAAAGTAAACAACGCAGATATTTGGGAAAAGGTAAAAGCAAAGGACGTTCGGGGTTTCTCGGTGGAAGGATATTTTACGGATAAGAAAGTAGAGATGATGAAGGGAAAGCTATGTAAAAATTGCCCCGAAGACAAAGAGATTTTAGAGAAGTTAAAAGCAATAATCTTAGACGAGTTACAACCCAGTTCATTTTTAAACGATAAACCCCTTTTTGATAGCAAAAGAACGGCTGAACTATGGGGGCAGATGTTTCACGATGTATCGGGATATGAAGAAGTAAAACTCAACGGGGTTATGCTATACACCGCAAACTATAAATTAGAGAAGGTATAAAATAAACGTAATTCAAATAACTGTTTTTATCCTTGTAAAGCTATACACAAATGAACACTATTCAAAAAATCCGTGAGATTATGGGATTACCAAAAACAAATCTCTACGCCGAAGTCAAAATTGACGATGGGCGTGTACTTGTAACTGAAGCCGATGCCTTTGAGCCTGGCGTAGATGTTCGTGTAATTGACGATAGCGGTAGTACCGTTGAACTCGATGCAGGAACTTACACTTTAGAAGATGGCCGTAAGGTTATCGTAAACGGGGATTCTCGTATGGAATCTTTCGAGGTAGAAGAAGAAGAAGAAATTGAAGTGGAGGTAGAATTGGAAACGATCCCCGAAGCAGAAGAAGAAGGATACCGCGATGGAATAGACGATGAAAAGGAAGACGTTCGTGAAGATATGGATTACGATAAAGTACGTGATGTATTAGCAGAGCGTTTCCCTGACCTTGATGAATCGGTAAGGGATGCTATCGCACAAGTTGTTTCTGATATTTACGCACCCGAAGTAGAGGTGGAATTGGAAGCAGAAGTGGAAGTAAAAGAAGACTTAAGCGAACTTTTAGAAGAAGCCTTCGCATCAATAAGCAAAAGACTTGAAGCATTAGAAAACGTACCTGCGGAATCAGGCGTTAATGTTTCACCAACTAACCTTTCGGCAAAGCACACGCAGAAAGACTTAACTAAATTATCAGGAGTAGACCGTGCGCTACACATTATTCAAAATTCTCATCGATGAATTTATCATTAAACAAGAAGTATAACTTCGATATTGACCCTTCTGTCAATACTTATGCAGGGGAGTTAGCCCTTCCTTATGTAACTGCTGCACTTCTCGGTGCAGAAACAATCGCTAAGGGGCGTTGCCGCTTTTTAGAAGGTATCGTAGGTAAGACCGTAATTTCAGGACTTGCAACAACGGACACAATTCAAGCAGCTAATTGCGACTTCGCAGACGGTTCTAACGTAGCACTAACTGAGCAGGTTTTAGACCCATCAGACTTAGCGGTTATGGAAGAAATTTGTAGAGGTACTATGTACCCTACTTGGATTGCTGCTAATGGAAGAATGGAGCGTAACGGACAACTACCCGTAGCGTGGTCAGACTTCCTTCTTGGGGCGGTTGCTGAAAGAACTGGTTCAAACTTAGAATCTATAATTTGGTCAGGTGCTGCTCCTTTTGGAACGGGTTTCCTTTCTAACAATGGAACTATAAACGAAGCAGGAATTGACGCTTCTGCTTGTGCAGACTTCGTTGAGGCTGACACTGGTGCTGCGTGGGATGCTACAAATATTCTTGCTAAGTTAGGTATTGTCTTTGATGCTGCTGCAGGAATACCAGGTATTCTTCAGAAGCCAGGATGTGGATTCTACGTTTCATACGAAGCGTATGCGTTCTTCTTACAAGCATTAGCTGCTCAGAATACAGGACCAGGTTACAACCAGTCTTTAGAAGGTGCTAACTACTTAGGCTACCCAGTTTACCCAACAGCAGGTATCCCGAATACGGTTGATGTTTGTGTATTTACTTATCCTGACAACTTGGTTGTAGGTGCTAACAGCTACACGGCTGACATTTCTGCACAATTGATTCCTACTTATATGTATGATGGTTCGGACAACGTTCGCGCTTCTATGCGTTTCGCTGTTGGAGTTCAAACTGCTGTAGCAGGTGACGGTGTTGTAGGATTTAACTTTACTTAATACTTAAATAAAAATGGCTTGTAATATAACTGCCGCACGGGGTATAGATTGCCGTGACGCTATTGGTGGCTTAAAAGCTATTTATTTTTGTAGCTCTTATTGTTCTGATATTCTTGCAGAAGCAACCGTAACCGCATCTTCATATACTATAACTGACGCAGGTTTTGCGAATTGGGATATTGTAGATACAACGGTAACCGTTTTTAAGTATGACCTTGTAACTGACCTATCAACTTTTAAATCTGCGGTAGAAGCAGATAAAGCAACGGGATCAGTTATGTGGAATCAGACTTTAGATGTAGTACTTCAAAAAGTTGTAGCCGCTGATTTATACCAACTCGGACTAATTTCTAAGAACCGTGCGCAAATCTTTGTGCAAGATTCAAACGACAATGTGTACTTGATGGGTATAACTGACGGGTGTTATTTAACGGGTGGTGATTCTATCGCTACGGGTACAAATCGTTCTGATATGAATGGTTTAACGTTAAGCTTCACAGCTAAAGAACAAGCACCGTTATACATCCTTCCTGCTTCGGCAGGGGTTGCTACTGCTAAGTATCCTTTTGATGGATTAGCAGACGAAGCAGACTTAACTATTACGGCAGCCTAAAAGCTAACGTAACGAAACGAAACTGGGAGGGTGGCAAAAGCCGTCCTCCCTTTTTTATTATAAACGGATTTACACTTTCTATTCTTACCATTGATGCTACAAATAATATCCAACTCCAACGAAACTAAGACTGGTCCTGAATTGGTGCAGAATGGTGACTTCTCGCAGTTGGGTACTGACTTAGTAGAGAATGGTGAATTCGATCAATTAGGTACGGATGTTATTACGAACGGGAGCTTTGCTACAGATACCGATTGGA